TACCTATACAAGAAATACAAAGTGGTAGTGGTGGTGCTAAAATGCAATCATTAATTGGTTCTTACAACTATTACTTACAAATGATGCGTGATGTAACTGGTTTAAATGAAGCAAGAGACGGTAGTACCCCAGATAAAAATGCTTTAGTTGGTGTACAAAAAATAGCAGCAGCAAATAGCAATACAGCTACAAGACATATTTTACAAAGTGGATTATATTTAACACATCAAATGGCTGAGGGTATATCATTGAGGGTTGCTGATATTATAGAATATTCACCAACTAGAGATGCTTTTATACAAGCAATTGGTTCGCATAATGTTGGTAGTTTAGAAGAAATGTATAATTTACATTTATATGATTTTGGTATATTTATTGAACTAGCACCAGATGAAGAAGAAAAACAAATGCTTGAAAATAATATACAAGCAGCGTTAGCTAAAAATAGTATTGAACTAGAAGATGCTATTGACGTACGTGATGTTAAAAATTTAAAACTTGCTAATTCTTTATTAAAATTAAGAAGAAAAAAGAAAATACAATTAGATCAGCAAATGCAGCAACAAAACATACAAGCTCAAGCACAAGCAAACGCTCAAGCTCAACAAGTTGCGGCACAAGCTGAGGTTCAAAAAAATCAAGCAATAACACAGCAAAAGGTTCAATTAGAAAGTATTGAAGCTCAAAATGACTTACAAAAACTACAAGCTGAAGCACAATTGAAAAAAGATTTAATGAATCATGAGTTTCAAATTAACATGCGTTTAAGGCAGATGGAAATTGATTCACTAAAACAAAAAGAATCAAATAAAGAAGATCGTAAAGATGAAAGAACTAGAATACAAGCATCTCAACAATCTGAATTAATTGATCAAAGAAAAACTGGTAAACCACCTAAAAGATTTGAGTCAACAAGTAATGATATATTAAGTGGTGACTTTGATTTAGGTATGTTTGAACCAACGTAAAATATGTTTAACAAGTAAATAATAGTAAAATGGCAATAGTAAAAAATGATTGGACAGGTCAAATAATGGGATCTGTTTTTACAACAGCTTCAAGTGACGCTATTAAACCTCCGACAGGATGTGTGTTTATTGCATTTACAGCATTAACAGCAACAGACTTTGATAGTTCTGGTGGTTTGGTTGCAGAAACAGCTACAGTATATGCTAACACTGAAGATGCCGCTAATGATTTAGCTGCAGGATCTGAAACTAATTTAGAAGGTTCAGGTGGTGTTCAAATATCACAAACTAATGTAGATGTTCCAGCTGGCGTAACAATTTATGGTAGATATACTGAAATTGATGTAAACGCTGGACAGATTATAGCATACATAGGAAAATAAGAAATTGTACGAAAGTACATTATGTTTAATTAATTATATAATATTATATTATGGCAAAAGTAAAAAAAGAAGAGGTGGCTAAAAAAACCACTGACAAAAATGTTGAGACAAAAGGAGCAACAAAAGAAGGTAAATTAAAAGTAAAAAAACCTTCATTAAAAAGAATTGATTATGATAATGAACCTATAAAAGTTGATTTATCAAAACCAATTGATACACCTGAGGAAAAAGAAGAACCAAAGGTAGAAAACAAAGTAGAAGACCAACCTAAAGAAGAAAAAGATGATAAGGTTATTGAGGAGGTTCAAGAAAAAGTGGAACAAGAAAAGGTTGAAGAAGAAAAGGTTGAAGATAAAAAAGAAGAAACTGAACAACCAGTTTTGGAGGAAATTACAGAAGAAAAGACTGATGAGGTTGTTGAAGATAAAGTTGAAGAAGTTAAAGAAACAGTTGAAGAAGCTGTAGAAGAAGCAAAAGAAACTGGTGAAGACTTACCAGAAAACATTCAAAAAGTTGTAGACTTTATGAATGAAACTGGAGGTGATCTTGAGGATTATGTAAAATTAAATCAAGATTATAGTAAGTATGATGACACGTCTATACTACATGAGTACTATAGACAAACAAAACCTCACTTAACTCAAGATGAAAGAAACTTTTTAATAGAAGATAGTTTTTCATTTGATGAGGAAGTAGATGATGTTAAAGATGTCAAGAGAAAGAAATTAGCGTTTAAAGAGCAAGTTGCCAACGCTAAAAACCACATGGACGGGTTAAAGTCCAAGTATTATAAAGAAATCAAGTCAGGATCTAAGTTGGCTCCTGAGCAACAAAAGGCTATTGATTTTTTTAATCGATACAACACGGATAAAGTAGAAGCTGATAAGGCAGCAAATAAACAAAGATCTGTTTTTAAAGAAAAAACAAATAATGTTTTTAACGACAAATTCAAAGGTTTTGAATATAATGTTGGTGAAAAGAAATTCAGATTTAATGTTAAAGATGTAAACGAAGTAAAGGAAACACAAAGTAATATTAATAATTTTACCAAAAAATTTATGGGTAAAAATGATTTAATTGATAATGCTGATGGTTATCATAAAGCTTTATTTACAGCTATGAATTCTGATGCTATAGCTAATCACTTTTATGAACAAGGCAAGGCTGACGCAATTAAAGAAAGCGTTGCTAAATCTAAAAACATTGATATGGAACCGAGACAAAATCACGGTGAAGTAAATGTTGGAGGATACAAAGTAAAAGCAATTAGTGGTGATGATTCTAACAAACTCCGATTTAAAATTAGAAAATAAATATAAACATTTAAAATTTAAAATAAAATGGCAGCAATTAATCCGACCGCTGGATCGAATTTAAATTCAACCCCAGCGCCGAAAAAGCAAACCCTTTCAAGTAACTATATTGACTTTACGTCATCTAGTACTGAAGGTTGGGCACAACAGTATTTACCTGACATTATAGCAAAAGAAGCTGAGGTATTCGGTAACAGAACTATCTCTGGTTTCCTTTCACAAGTTGGGGCTGAAGAGCCTATGAGCGCTGACAGAGTAATCTGGTCAGAGCAAGGTAGATTACATCTATCTGTTTCAGGTGCATCTGTAAATAACGCTGGTGAAATCACTGGTGCTACAGATCACGGAGTTAGAGTTGGTCAAACTATCGTATTATCTGATGGTGAGGCTAATCCTACTATTACAAAATGTTATGTTTCTGTAGCTGATTCAGCAGCAGGTACATTAACTGCATTACCTTATTCTGTAGCTGACGTTAACGCAGTTAGTGGTTTTGTTACTACTAATGATGACGGCGATGCTAGATGTTCTTTCTTCGTTTATGGATCTGAATTCAAAAAAGGAGATAGCGGAATGAGCAACGCAGTAACACCTCAACACAAAACGCATGTAAACAAACCAATTATCATCAAAGATAAATTTGAAGTTAGTGGTTCTGATGCAACTGCAATTGGTTGGGTTGAAATTTCAGGTGAAGAAGGTCAAAACGGTTACCTATGGTATTTGAAAGCTGAAGGTGATACAAGAGCTAGATTCACTGATTATTTAGAGATGGCATGTTTAGAAGGTGAACTTGGTGTACCTGGTTCTTCTGCGGTAGATTCAGAATTATCTGGAGCTGGTTCAGATTTTGGTACTGAAGGTTTATTCGCAGCTATCAACGATAGAGGTCATGTTACTTCTGGTATTAAAGGTACTAGTGCTTCAGACGATTTAGGATCATTTGATAATATCCTTAAAAAGTTTGACGGACAAGGTGCTATAGAAGAAAACATGTTATACTGTAATAGAGCAGTATCTTTAGCTATTGATGATATGCTTGCATCTCAAAATTCTTATGGTGCAGGTGGTACTTCTTATGGAGTATTCAATAACGATGAGGATATGGCATTAAATTTAGGTTTCTCAGGTTTCAGAAGAGGTTCTTATGACTTCTACAAATCTGACTGGAAATATCTAAACGATGCTTCTTTAAGAGGTCAAGTTGACGGAGATTATGATGACGTAAGAGCAGTTATAATCCCAGCTGGTGTATCAAACGTTTATGATCAAGGTTTAGGTAAAAATATCAAAAGACCTTTCTTACACGTAAGATATAGAGCTTCTCAAACTGATGATAGAAAAATGAAAACTTGGATCACTGGTTCAGTTGGTGGAAACATCACTTCTGATCTTGATGCAATGGAG